AGGATCATCGACAACGTAAGCAACGATATCGTCAGCAGCCGTAGATGCTGGGAATTGTTGATTAAACGTCTTTTGGTTTGTTGATGGGTCTGTGTAAGCGCAGCCTACAAAGATCCCAACAGTGCCAGCAACAACAGACGTTGTTACAGCGGCTTTTTCAACGGTGCCAGCAGCAACCAATTTTACGAAATCGCCATAAAAAATAGCAGTTCCGTAAGCGTTGGCGATCTTAATGTGACGAACCTTGCCCGTAAACGAGCCGCTCGCACTTAAGGTATCAACTGGTTCAGCACCCATAGGGGTTGCAACGGTAGCCATAATGGCCTCCTCAAGTTAATCAACCAACCCCTTGCCAGAGGTTAGTCCTTACCAAATGAAGACACCCGTGTGCTTCGCTCAGGATTAAGCAGCGGCATACGAGGGTCATTTTCGCGCAAGAAATTATTGTCCACGGACTGCATTTGATTATCAGCAACCTGCTCAAAGTGCTTGGTGCGAGCATCCATTCTGGCTTTATCAGCCTTACACAGAAGCAAACCACCAACCTCAATATTGCCCTCAAACTGAGATCCAACATCAGAAGCCAACATAAGCTCAGGATGATCTTCGGCCTTTACAGGCTGCCAGCCTTCTCTGAACATTCTGGACACATGAACATTGTCTGATTCACCAAGAGTCTTGGTTCTTATCCAGCGAAACACCCACCCATCTTGTGGCTTAGGGTCTGGAAGGATAGAAGCCGGAATCCATGAATCACTAGGTCTTGCAGACGCATCTCGCGTCTCGTTTTCTCTAGGTGTGCGCTCTTCAGTCACTGTTTGCCCTCCTTAATGAGTTGCATCGCGTACTGTTCATTGGTAAGCCCGATTCGCTTGGCGAGAGCAATCTGGCTGGACGTTAGCCGTACTTTGCGCGGTTTGGCACCATTGCTCCTTGAGGAGGGTGCCACCACCGACGAGGGCTGATTAGCAGTCACGGGCGCGTTACGTCCATATGTATCGCTAGAGTCCTGCCAATCATAATCTGGGAATGCACTACGCATTCTTGAATCTATTCGTTGAAAATATTCAGGAGAGTTTGGTGCGACACCCTCCTGAACAGCTTTAGCATGAGCGCCGTAAGCAAGGCTTGTCATTTCTTCAAACCCCGGCTTCATAAACCACTCATTGCGAGAAGCCCAGTCTTGGGCCTCTGGCTCAACAGAGGGTTGTTGCGCCTGCTGCTGCGCTACAGCTTGTTCTCTTGCAAGCTGCTGCTGATAAACCTGTTGTTGATAAGCGTCATCCGCTACCGTGACAGGCTTGTTTGCGAGGCTTTGCTCATACTTACTGGCCTCTTGAAGCTCAGACTGCGCTCTCATTAAGCTTTCCTGAGCGGCAACTACGTTATCCGTATCACCCTCTTCGTAAGCTTTCTTGTACTCCTGCCTAGCAGATTCCAATGATAACTGAGCTTTGTCTTTAATCTGGCTGATCAAGGCCGCTTCACCGCGATTGATCAAAGATTCATACTCTTTGTTCTTTGCGGTAACCGCTTGAGCGTAACTCACAGCCTCTTCACGAAGGCGCTCTGCCGCTTCTCGCTGTCGGCGCTCCTCGTTTTGTTCGTACCTAAGCTTGTTTATTCGCTTCTGTACACGCTCACTGTACCCAGAGAGTTCATCGTCATCGATATCGCTATCTGACGAACTAGCCTTTGGTGCGCGACGATCCTCTTCTGGGCGATCATCAACAATCTCTAACTCTAAGTCAGGATCAGTGATCGCCTCTTCGTTATCTGATGAGCGACCAATAGTTGTCTTTACGCCGAAAAACTTATCCTCGGCTGAAGACTCTTGGAATCCCATCTCTTCTTGCATTTCGCTCATACCTTAACAATCCCCCTTGGATCTTCTACAACGGCTTCAACGCTATCGTCATTAATCAAACGGAACTCTTTGTCGTGAACCTTGAATCGTGTGCCAGAATAAGACCGCATTAAAATGAAGTCGCCTTCTTTGCAAGACGGGCCGGATGGAAACCGCTGTGAGTCGCTGTATGCGTCTGGGCCTAATGCTAAGACCAGACCGACAATAGAGCCTACCTCTTCGTTGTGCAGGGTTTCAGTGGCTTTCAGTATGCCACCAGCCGTCTTTTCTTCAGGTTCAGGTAAAGCAATAAGTATTTTGTAACCTCTGGGTTGAGGCAACTGTTTTGCTTTGCGTGACTGCTCATCCCCTTCGGGGGCTGCGTCATCGTTAATTGCTAATGATTCGCTCATTAGTAGTCCTATGCACTGGAAAAAAGCGTCCAGAGTCGCTTGCACCGCTTATGCGGAGAAATCTTCCTCTACCTTGGCCTGCATATCCAAAAGCTCTCGCTCTGCGATAGCCAAGCCTTCAATAATTCCGACACATTTTGAGTATTCACTATAATCTTTACACGCGCCACCACTTATATGATCGGCGTACTCATTCATCTGATTACGCAGTGTTTGCCTGTAATACTCAAAACTGTTTACAGAGGATACACTACTCACCCTCTAAGTCCTTAGCTATTTCTCTGCCAATCTTAAATCCTTCCAACTGCTCCTTGGATACAATCTTGCGCTCTTCAAGCTCTTCTTTGGAGTTGTTTTCGGCAATGCTTGCTGCCAGTTTGGCTTGAGCCAAACGAGCATCCTGCTCCAGCCTATCCCTTTGTAGCTGAGAGTTGCTGGCAGCTTTTTGCATATCAAGCTGTATCTTAGCCATCTCGGTTTGAGCTTTGGTCTGAGCCTGCATCTCTTTGATTTGTAACTCTTTTTGCTGCATCTGAACAATAGGATCTTGAGCTTGTTGTTGAGCCTGCTTAGCTTGAGCCTCTTGCTGATTCTTGCCGGTAAGCTGTTCGGCAGCAGGAGCAACAAGCCTAGAGATTCTAAACTCAATATCTTCTGGCAACGCTGTATCAGGCGGCGGTAGCTCGACACCAAGCTGCTTTTCGATCTCCATTCGGTACTGAAACGCCAAGTGTTCTTGAATATGTGCCGCCAACGCTGCACCAGCCTTCTGTGCGTTTGGACTCTTTGACATGATCTCCATGATCTTGGGGTCTTCGATCATCGCCTTGTGAGCAGTGATGTGCGCCTCATGGTCTTGGTAGATAAACGCCTTAACAGGTTCGCTGTTAATGATGTTCATGTTTTCAGACACCGGATCTGTAGGCTGCATATCGCCCTCTAGAGGCACGATCTTATCTGCATCCCTTATGTTCAGTATTTCCAGCATCTGACGGTGCAGCAATGGCAGGTCATACATGTCGGGCGACTGCTGCGCTAGTTGCAGGGCCGCTTGATACTGCATGATCCTTTGCGCCATCGTTCCAGCATTAGGATCACTGACGGGGATAATATCGACACGGTCATCAAAGTCTTCACGGGTAAGCGCGGGGCCGTCTTCATCGTATGGATACTCTTGAGGCCCAAAGTCCTTTACGACATTGGACAGCAAGCGCAGTTCTATACGCATAGAGGCGTGTAGACGCGCTTGAACCGCGCTCATCACCTTCATAGAGCGTTCTAGGATGGCTAATGTGGTGCCAACTGGCGCTTCTGCATTCATATCGGCTGCTTTTACGTCGGCAGCGGAGGCAAAACGCCGTCCCTCCTCTACAATATCGCCCATAAGCTGGTACAAGACTGTGCTTGGCTCTTTGTAGGGCAAAAATCTGATGTTATCTTGGATTGTGCCGCCCGGAACGTCCACATCGCGGAATTCTCCCGGCATAATCGGCGTATCATCGCCTTTAATTCTCAATCCTCTCGACTTTAGGCCGCCCGGAAGGTTGGCTAACGTGCCAGCGTCCACTAATTGACGCAAAAGCGAGGTTGCTGACTTGGCTAGGCCGCCAATCATGTGGATTAAGCCGAATCCGTAGAATCCCAGCCCCGGCATGTACTGATAATGCACAAAATGTTGCCGTTTAAGCTTGCGTTGATCCTCTTCGTACCAGTTTCTGCGGATGGATAGCACTGTTCTAGAGCTAAGATCGATGCTGACAACGTATGGAAGGGCTATTCCAGTAGGTTCGCCGTTATCTGTGTCTTCAAAACCTTCCAAATCAAGGTCAACCATCATCTCTAGGATGGTATGCCTGCTGTCACCGTCGTAACTAGGCTCATCGCCGGTCAGTTCGTTGTATTTATCCTTGATTCTGTCGTAGCTGTCTGCGGCTGGTGACGCATCTCCTAGCTCAACGTCAGCATAAAAGCCTGAAATCTGTAATTTTCGCACCTCATTACTGGTGCGCTTCATGATATGAGTGGCTCGTTCACACGTTTCGAGGTCTGAAGCCCCGTAACTCACGACAAAATCTTCAGCAGGGACAAACATGCTGCAAGGTCGTCCCATTGATGGGTCGTAATACACCTTTCTAAAGGCGCTACCCGCCAATGGAAGAGAAAAAAGCATCCGTTCCGTCTCTGCGCGGTACTCGGTCATCTTCTCAGTGAGCAAGTAGTTCAGATAATCTTGAACTCTGTGCGCTTGCTTCTCTCTTTCGTCATCTACTTTGCCAACAATCGATGTTTTTACCGGCCCACTGGCTGGAAATATCTCTTGTATGGCTTGTGACTGGAAGCGAATTACCGATTCTGTAAGCAATGGGTGGAATACGCCACAAGCACCGTCCCAAGGGGTGGTGCGCTCTTCATGCTTTAAGCCTAAAAGATCAAGGCCTTCGATATAAGACCGCTCCCAGTCGGCTCGACTTTCCTTATCTGCACGAAAAGAGCCGATAAGGTCGTTTGCCATTGAGTAGAGATCAGCCTCATCAATCAGTTCGGCTAGATTGGAGTCATGCGGAACGCCTGCGTTCTGCAAATCGTCCTCATCGAACTCAAAAATTGTTTCACCACCCGCTGCAATAGAGACGGATTCTGGATCTACAATCTCTATCTCTAACGCTTCTTCCTCCATCCCTGCCATAACAGGGGTGGGGGTTGCCAACGGGCGGTCAATAGCCATCTATCCATTCTTCCCAAACTTTTGAGAACGAGCAGCACCAGAGCCTCTGGCAACACCGCCGCCTTCCATCTTCTTGATTTTGGTGACACCGCCTGCTGCGTACATCTTTGAACTCATACGCATCTTATTTGGCATGTTGTTTGGCATCTTTCCGCCAGCTTGGGCAAGAAACGCAGGAACCATTTCGCCGTCTTTTTCTGCCATCGGCATTTTGCCGCCACCAGCATAGCCCTTAGACTTCATTTTGCCGCCACCGGCATAGCCTTTGGACTTCATCTTACCGCCAGCCATCATTCCTTTAGACTTCTTCATCGGAATCCTCCGCATATAAATTATCAAAAACCCTGTTCACATCCAGCGTGTAATCCAAATCCGACTTGCTGTAATGAATATGTTGAGACGGGCGAAAATCTGGTGCGCCCTCTCCTGTTTCAAACCAAGCTGGGTGAGTCACCCTAACTCGATTATTCGGTAACGCTACTATGTTCCCTGTATACGGGCCTGCCTCTAGTAGCTCCATCACATGACTCTGCTTGTGTTGTGCGGGGTCATCTGCAATTTCGTTGTCTGTGTAGTCTACAGTAAACATGTACTTAGCAGGGTAGAACTCTCCGTCCACCTTTGCCAGCCACGGACAGGGTGATGCCCTCTCCAACACATATACCGAATGATCCCGTGATGAGCAATCCCAAGGTTGCGCTGCATATACAGGCATCGGCTCAGGCCATTCCTCAAAAGGTGTGTCGCCTACCAGTGCGGTGATTGGCATTCTTGCCCACATCGCCCCGCCATGAACATTGGGTTCGTCGGTGTCGTATGTCTCTGCACCAGTAAATATCAACTGAAAACTCAGGCATCGCTTTGGCATTGTCGTGACAGCAATTGCCATCGCGTGAACAAATTCACCGTGATACTTAGTGTGATTGTGCGTGTATTCTTTTCTCACCCAGCACTTAAAGTACGGGATGTTGCTTTGAAGATATGGCATCTATCTAGGCTTTGCCGTCCCATCCATTCTGACCCTGCCGCCCTTCTTCATGTCTTTAACTTCTTGATTTTTTGGAGGATCTAGCGGAGCAATATTTTTCTTCTTTGTTACTGGAGACTCTAGCGGAGCGATATTTTTTTTCTTTGTTATTGAAGGCTCCAGAGGAGCAATCTTTTTCTTCTTACTGGTCATTAGTAATAACTCGCTTTCCTTGGATAAAAAGGTTCGTCCTCTTCATCACTAAGTAGTCGTAAGAACCCGCCCTGCCTAAATCGTAGCAATGCCTGTGTAGAGGAGTCTACAAGGTCATCATGCTCACCGGCAGGAAAGGCAGCAAACTCTTCTACAACCTCTTCGGCAAACCGTGTGTTAGGCCGCCATACATTGCCAGAGGCAAACAAGTCAGATACTGCGTTTACACGGCTGATCTTATCGTTGCCCCTAGACGGGGTGTATTCCGCAACTGGTATGCCCATCGCTCGTAGCTCAAAGATCAGCGGCGTACCCGCTGCTTTAGCTTCTACAATACAAGCATCTGGCTCCCAGTAGCCGTAAAACTCATAGGCTTTCTTTTTAAGCTCAGGAAACTCTAACCGCTCTTTATGGGCATCAAGCAGGATTATGTTCGCCTGCATAGTGCCGTTGTCATCTGGGTGGTAAAACACGCCCCATGTCGTACAGGCAGAGAAATCTGATCGCTGAGTCTTAAGGAATGCCGTATCCCAAGACTGGATAATAAACTCGCATTCAGGCGGCACATCACTGTCCCACTCGCGCCACCACTCCCTTTTCACCAGAGCGCCCTCTTCTGAGGTTGGGTTCTGCTGATACTGGGCATTCCACTTGGGGGCGGGTAATTCGTTGCGTAGCGACTCAAGCTCTTCTAGAGGCCAGAACTGAGGCCATAGCGACTTGCCTGACGGCATGATTGCCGGGAACTCAATCACTTCCCATTCATCTGTACCAGCCCGTTGCACTGAGGACTTGATAATCTGCCCTGTCAGGTCACGTTTGTGCCATCGGGTCATAACAACGATGATCGCGCCTCCCGGCTGTAAACGCTGTCTAGGCCCGGAGGTATACCACTCGTAAACCTTGTCGAACACACCGGGGTCGGCACTTTGCCCTTCTTGCTCTGAATGCGGGTCATCAATGATCAACAGATCCGCACCCTTACCAGTCACAGCACCGCCAACACCAATAGCGAAGTATTCGCCGCCTTGTGTGGTACTCCACCGGCCTGCGGCCTTGGAATCTGCCCGTAAACCCAAAGTGGGGAAAACCTGCTTGTAGTCATCACTGTCTACTAGGTTACGAACCTTGCGACCAAAACCAACCGACAACTCTGCGGTGTGGGCAGTCTGAATGATCTTCTTCTCAGGAAAATTACCTAGAAACCAAGCAGGGAGTAAGTACGAAGCAAACTCTGACTTAGTGTGCCGTGGTGGCATATTGATTATCAGACGCTTCAACTCGCCACGGGCAACACGCTCAAAAGCATCCCCCATGATCTTGTGATGTCTGCCCTCAATAAACGCAGGCCATACACGCTTTATAAACGGCATGAACCCATCACGGGCCAATTCCTTAGCTTCAGCGGCCTCTAACTCTTCAATAAGAGCCAGCATCTCGCGCTGCTCATGCTCAGGTAAATTAGGGATCTTCTTGAGAAGTTCTGGGTCTACTCTGTCAAGAATCGGCATAAACCCCTCTAGGAATATTCCCGTCTAGGAAGATTCCTCTCTCATGTATATACCTAAAATAATCATGTATCTGCCGTGGGGGGCACCTTCCTAGTAGGAATCTTCCTAGTAGGAATCTTCCTTACTCGGCATATTCCTAGAGAGAGGAATAACTGATTATACAGAAGCTACACACTTGACAAGAATGAGGCAACACCATTTGTGATT